TAAAAGACAAGTTTCACACGCTCTCCAAAAGAGGAAAAATGATAACGATATTTGTAGGTTTGATTGTTATAATAATTTTACTAGATGCTTGCAGTGGATAGAATTTCTGTAGCGGGAATGGTAGGCACGGGTGCTACATTTGGACTGGGGGCGATGAATGAACTAGTCGGCATTATTGCTGGCTTGGCAACCATTGCGTTTATGTCGATCAAGATTGTACAAGAACTACGAAAGAAGTGAAGACTGTTGCCTTAAAAGATCCCAATACTGGGCTTTTTACGATGATGCAGTTATCGGGCTTTGGCTCGATTTCTTCTGATGATCGTTCGCAGTACGGTACGAGGGTTTCGCTGGGCAATGTTAAGACATCTTTAGATTTAAAGGAAACTCGCCTGGTAACTTTAGAAGGCGATAAGATCGTCAAGGATACGAAGATTCAAAACCTCGAAGATTCCGCAGTCGGAATTGTGGATGGTGGTAGGGCTGGACTTAGTCATGTTGAGGCAATTCCTATCAATGGAGGGAGTGCATCAGTATGAGTATTAGGCGGATTTTTCTAAGGCGGGATTCCGCTAGTAACTTTGCCAGTACCAACCCCGTCCTTTCCGAAGGTGAACCTGGTTTTCAAACAGACCCAGGTAATCAGATTCTGAAGATCGGTGACGGTGTCACAGCGTGGAACTCATTAGCACAGTTTCAAGGTCCACAGGGCGTAGCAGGAAATGACGGGGCCGATGGAAGTGATGGAGCGGATGGAGCAGACGGACAGGATGGCGTACAGATTAGTACCTACGCTAAAGCAAACCTTCCATTAAATGCTTCTGCTGGAACCAATGCTTTAGTTACCGATGGTACGATTGGCGGAACTCCTACGATGTCTTACTTTTACAACGGCGTATGGTATCGTACATTTGATAATTCAGTAATTACAAATCAGACCATCGACTTATTTATATTAGCTGGTCAATCGAATGCACATGGTCACGCTGATGCTTCTGATCTATCGTCTGCACAGGCGACACAGGACGGACTCTTTTATACATCATGGCACAACAGCACAGGCAATGCCGAGACTACTCAATATTACTCGCCGTGGGCAACCTCGTTAGTATCGGGAAGTACAAGAGGTGATGACGGCAGTTCGAGCCTAGGGGGTAGCGGTAGATTCGGCCCTGAACTTGGATTCGTAAGTCGAGCTAATGCAATCAATTTAACCAGTCAACCTATCGGTATTATTAAATACGCAGTAGGTGCGTCCACCTTGAACGCTGGTACATCATTTTCCGATTGGGATACTACAGCAACAGGTAACCGAGAAGGTGACTGCTATCGTGGATTTCTCGCCGCTCTATCGGATGCCACTACCAAGCTAACAAACGCTGGTTATTCTTGGAATTTTAAAGGTATGATTTGGTGGCAGGGCGAGAGTGGCTCATCAGTTAGTGGGTTAAATACTTTAATTACCGCAGTACGAACAGTTCTTGGTAACTCGTACAATGTTTCTAATACCTCTCAGTTTCCTGTCGTCATCACGAAGATTGGATACGGTACAGACCTAACTCCTGTAGCTAATGCAGATGCGTACATAGGAATTGTAGATGCCGCAACCTACGGACATAGTGCTTCGCAGAATCATATAGGCAGAACAGCTGAAGGTAGTTCTGATACCACAGGTAACGGCGTGAACGATATGTTCGATATCGGAGAGGCGTATGCGGATAAAATGCAACTAGCTATATCAGGATCTACAAACGCCGCTTGGAATCCCTCATCTATTACTACCCGTCTATGGCTCGATATGGACGACCAAACAACCTTCACTTCGTCTGGTGGCAATGTTACAGCTATAGCGGACAAATCGGGCAACAACTATACCTTTAATGCGGTTGGAGGAAGCACACTAACCGCAGTTAATACTTCGCAGAATAATAAGAATATTTTAAGATTCGATAATAACTCGGATGCAACTTCGTTTAGGAGCATAGCTTTCAGTTCCACGTCGGTTCACAAATGGTACTTCGTGGTTAAGGTAACTGTGTCTGATAGCCATGACGCTTTGGTGACTGTTCATAAGTCAAACCCCACCCATCAGATGATTATGTTCAACTTTAGTGGTAACGGAGTATTCTCTGGCGATTGGTACATGAGTCCAGGGACGCACATAACAAGCAACTCATCAAACTTACTTAACCAATGGGTAATGCTATCTATTGAACTTGATGTACCTAATGCTAGGGCAACCACATCTTTAAACGGCACACCTTACAACACTAATTCCGCACAGTCTGGACTATCAACTTTCGGTACAGCATCTGTTAAGCTTAACGACTATCAAAATAACGCAGACTCCGATTGGGGAGAAGCGATATTTGTAGAAGATGCAACGCAGTCAAACTCAGATAAGATCGAAGGATACCTCGCACATAAGTGGGGACTGACAACAGACCTTCCTTCCGTCCATCCGTACAAAACAATCGCACCATGAGCAGATACCGCAGTTACGGCAAACTAGACGATCCATTCACATCGGAAGGGGATACCTTCTTTTTGCGGATGAATGCCCGTCTGCGGCCTAACCAGTTAAAGCCTGGTGAGGTAGCCCTATCCAAAAATGGAAGGATGAATGATGATGGTACATGGCAACCCCGCAAAGGGCTATCGACTCTCTTTGGATCAATAACATCGGGTGCAGATGCGATTCGTGTTCCTTACATTATAACAGCGGGACAAAGAGATGCATCGGGCATCGTAACACTTGTATTGGATGACATCCCAAGCCTTGCATTTATACCAGGCGAGAACATAACGACTGCAAACCTTGGATTTACCAATGCGACAAATCCGAATGGTACATTTGCTTTGGTTTCTATAAACTTTACGACCAAAACAATTACTTACTCCGATGGTTCTACCGGTGAGGCCGAGGCGTTTACATTAGCCAATAATTCAGTAGGTCAAACCTCAGTAGCATCGATGGGAAATTCGATTGCCACAACTGAAGGATTTACTCTCAACGATGATGGAGTAAATGCAGTTTATGGATCGGCAGTTTATTCTGATGCTTCATCAAATAATGATGATTATATATTCTCGGCGACAAACAATTTAGCAGTCATAGTTCGCCTAAAAGACTCTGCACTTTTTAAGTGCCGGTACGAAGGTGGGGGAGAAACAGTAGATGGTCCTGTCGGAATGACTCAAGGGTTTGATAAGATGTTTATCTTTCGTTCCCGTAAGACAACTCTTTCAGCCTCCCCAAAACTTAATTATCGATCTGTCAGTTCGGCATCACAAAGTGGTCAGGTAATAACTGTAAACACATCAACCGATCATGGCCGAGTAGTCGGTGACTTTGTCACGCTCACAAACTTCACAGGATGGCCCTCCTATAACCCAAATAACTGCTATCAGATAAAGACTGCCCCAAGCACCACATCTTTTACAGTAGAGATGGCAGACTCTCAAACTGTCGCCTTTAATGTAAGTGGCGCACAGGTTGAATACTTTGAAGACTTTACCCGAGTGAGCAAAGGGGCATACACTACTCCCGCTTACTTTACAGACACATCAGCTACTGCATTAAATGGCGTGGTTACCATGAATATCGGAGCAGGCCACAACCTGCAAAAAGGTGACGAGATAACTATCCGAAACGGATCATCTCCCTACGAATTATTTGAAAATCAAAAAGCGGTAGTTACATCGGTTTTTGATTCATCGGGAAGTGCCACTAACCCCTTTTTAAAGTTCACTTTTAATCTTGGAGTACAGGATGAGTCCACAGGTGCATCGCTCACAGTTAGTAAAGCACTAGCCATCGGAAAAGGTTTCGTACATATGCCAGCCGCCCCGTGGGGAGAATTTCATCAGCGTAGGCTATGGGTTCCATACTGGTACACCTCCGACACTAACCCCGAGGACCGAGAAATTAGGGACGAATTGGCGGCATCCGATATATTTGATTCAGACACATTCGACATCATCGGAAATCAATTCCGAGTATCTGCCGGCAAGAGTGATTACCTGGTAGGCCTCCAACCTTTTACACAGGATAGCATAGTCGCATTTAATCGTAAATCGATTCATCTACTTACAGGCGTGAGTGGATCTTTATCTGATGTATCCACAAATGTGGTAACCAATGAAATAGGTGCATCAGCTCGCAAATCTATCGTTCAGGTAGCAAACAAAATTCTTTTCTTATCCGACCAAGGTATATATTCGGTCGAGTTCCTAGACGCTTATAATTTACGAGGAACAGGCACACCTATATCAGAAACAATTCAGCCCTTCATAGATCGTATAAATCAGGACTATGCTCACCTCTCCTGTGCAGTTTATTTTAATAATAGATATTGGATTGCTTTGCCCTTGGATTCTGCCCCAGGTAATGGCAATGGTAGAAAGTTGAATACCATTGTAATATTTAATTTTATTAATGGAGGGTTTGAGAGCATTGACTCTGTAAACTCGATAGACTTTGCCATTCGGGAATTAATCGTAGCTCGGGAAGGCGCACAGAATGCCCTGTATCTTACCACCGAAGAGGGTGGAGTTCATAAGGTTGATGCCTTAGATGACTACAGGGACCAAGTGAGCGTGACTGCTGGGGAAATAGAAAAAGAACCAATCCCTATAATTAGCCAGTTAACCACTCGCCAATTCGATGCTGAGAGTATGGACCGAAAAGTATTTAGCCGGTCCGAGATTCAGATGAAATCTAATAACTCTCAGACCGATAGTGCTATCGAATTTATAACCGAGGAACCTGACTCTACTACCGCATCAATTAACGCCTCAACCTTGCTTGGAAGCACTCTTGCCGACTCGGAGGATGCCTCTCTAAGGCTTCGAGTAAATAAGCGAGGCTTTGGAGTTCAGGCAAACATTAAACCATTCTTAGGTCGCCCATACATTCGAGCTGTTAAAGTAGATGCCCGAATAACTGACCGATCAACCACATCCATTTCATAAGGTAAAATCATGGCTATATTATCAAGAGGACAATCCTTCGCATCAGGCGATCAAGTAACCGCACAAAAACTGCAAGACATTGTGGATCTTGCAAATTTTGACGAACCAGCAGATGGAGCAACAATAATTGCGAACAACACCAACTATGGAGTACCGGGAGGTGATGGTAAACTAAAAGTACCAAGCAAGGGCATCGGCTCAAACGAGTTAGCTAGCGATGCTTCTGTAGATGCCAATCGTGCAGTCGGAACAGACCACATCAAGGACAACTCGGTCACAGCGGCAAAGCTCAATAGTGCGGCGGTAAGTGTGCTTATGCCGACCTCAACCATTCTGCCATATGCTGGGTCATCCGCCCCAACAGGTTATTTCCTTTGTGATGGATCAGCCAAAAATCGCATAACTGAAGCAGGTTTATTTGCAATCATAGGAACAACCTACGGAGTCGGAGACGGATCAACCACCTTCAATATACCTGACCTTCGAGGACGAGTAATTGCGGGTCAGGACGATATGGGTGGAGTATCTGCTAATCGTTTAACCACCGCAAAAAGTGGAATAAATGGAGATAACTTAGGAGCATTCGGTGGACTAGAAGACCACCTCCTCACATCCGCACAATCGGGTCTACCCGGTCACAGTCATACGGTTAATTTGGCACAAAGTAATAGTGAAATAAGTCCTGGGAGTAATTCATCATTAAGGACAGGCTCAGGCAATACAGGAACAGTTGCGGCTCAAGACGCATCTTCCTCACACAACAATGTCCAACCTACCATCATTTTAAATTACATCATTAAAACCTAATCGATATGGAAAAAGAATTTAACGATCCATTACGCCAAGCGGCAAAACTCTTAAATGAGCAAGCCCCCGAAGGTGAACAGTTGGCATACATCAATTCTGATGAGGCAAAGCTATTAAAATCTAAGGGCGGTGCAGGTGTACCTGTAAACTCGTCAGGAGTCCCATCATTCTTTCTTAATAAATTATTTGGCGGAGGAGAGGATGCACCGCCTTTAGAAAAATTCGATGTGGGAGGATCAGCTAGAGAGTATGTAGATGCTATGTCTGATCCGGCCTTGCAAAATAAGCTACTTCAAAATCGTCAACGCTACGATCCACAGTACCAGGATTTACAACTTAGCCTAGCTCAACGAGCGGCCGATCCAATGGCACAACTTGCCGAGGACCAAGCAATGCGGTCACAGGAGTTTGGCTCCCAAATGGCAGAACGCCAAGCGGGGTCTGATATCTCCCTGATGAATCGATTCGGGTCAGACATGACTCAGGCAATTCGATCATCCGATCCACTTATGCAAGCCCGAGTCGAGCAGGCTAACCAGATGTCGAATGATGCATTTCGTGAGTCCCAAATGACTGACTTATCACCGGAGATGCGCAGACGAGCAACTCAGTCTGCCCGTGAAGGTTTGGTCTCAAGAGGGCGAGAAATGGATAATGCTGGTATTGCCGCCGAAGCAATGAGCCGAGAGGATTATTTAAGGGATATAATTAAAGATAGCAGAAACCAGGCACAATCGCTTGGCAGTTATGCTATGCGAGGCAACCAGGCAACCTCATACGATCCTAGAATGCTTACCGGTGGTGGACAGAATTTCGTCCAACAAGGCTATGGTCAACGGGCCGCAATGTTCGGCATTCCACAGGAGCAAGTTACACGAATCAACCCCGATGCTGGAGTTAATATTGGAATGCAGGAATATTCCAATCGTGCGAATTACTTAGCAAATACATATGCGGCTAAAGAACAAGCGGCCGCAGGAGCGGCTAGTGGATTTATGGGTGCATTAGGCTCACTAGGAGGAGGGATGCTACAAGGCGGATTCTCCAAAGGTGGTAAATTTAATAAAGGCTAATATTATGGCAATCGGAGACACAGTTCAGGCGGGTTTATTAAGGGCAGACTTCAGTCCCATTCAAAAAGCGGGACAAGCACAGGCACAGGCGAATCTAGCATTTGGGCAGTCAATCGGTAATGTACTAGATAAGTTCTACGAAAAGAAAAGAGAGAAGGCTCAACAGGAATCTATCGCAGATACCTTGGTGTCTACATTTGGAGTAAAAAGAGATGAAGCAAATCATCTATCGAAGAATAAAGAATTTATCCCTACTTTCTTTGACCAACAAAAAGCCAATAAAGATTATCAGCTTAAACTTGATCAATTTAACCAAGCGAAAAGTGTCCAAGATTTGCAGGAGGAAAATATTCGGCAAAACATGGCCAATACTACCGCTGATCGATTACAGGACTTTGAGGCGAGGGAGGACGAAAACCAATTCTTGCAGTCCGTGATGTCACAGACAGCAAGCCCACAGGCACAAAGCCAAGCGGACATTGCTATGCCTGGACTGCCAGCACTTGGTAATGGCGATGCCCGTAATCGCTTCATGCAGGCACAGCTAGAAGATCCAAAGAACCAAGTACCAGTATCTAGCCTTGGATCTCAGGACTTTGGACGATTTGCCAGCAGAGAAGGACTTGATCCTAGATTATCCGTAGCTCGTATGGAGGGACTTAGGCAGGCGGAGTTGGCGAGTCAGCCTAAACCGATGACTCCTGAAGAAGAGTTGGATTATAAAATCAAGCAAAACAAAGAGTTGAGGGATCAAGCTGAAGAAGAAAGAAAAGAAACTGAATTTACTAATGAAAATAAATCTTTGCCTCCAGTTGACCCTATTTATAAAGAGGCGGCTATAAACGCTATTGATACAGCGATTGAAAAATCTAAAAGCTTTTTTGCTACTGGGGTAATCGGTCAAGGGCTTCAGAATTTTGCTAGTACAGATGCTAGAGATTTAGTTCAAGCTATATCAACAGTAGAAGCGGCAGTTGGTTTTGATCGTCTTCAGGAAATGCGTGATTCTTCAAAAACTGGTGGAGCGCTTGGAGCAATTAATACAAAAGAACTACAACTTCTTTCGGCTTCATTAGGTTCTCTTGATCCTTTTCAAAAACCTGAGACTTTAAGAGCTAATCTTAAAAGTATTAGAGAAAGGTATGTTAAAGTTTTAAAATCTGTCCAAGCTGAAAAGTATGCTTTTGATAATAATTTAATTTTTAAGACACCAAAGGAGGCTCAAGATTTTATAAATAATTACAATGCACCTTCAACTCAACAAACTACCAACGCAATAGACCCAGCAGATATCCAATCAGAGATAGATCGAAAAAAACAAATGATTCAGGATAGGGAAATGCAAAATAAATATTTCGATAACCCAAATATCCAAAATCTTGGAAATGTAAATCAGGGTAATTAATATGGCCACCCAAGCGGAACAATTAGCCGAGTTACAAGCTCTCAACGCTCAACTCGGATTATCCGAGGATGATGGTATGCCTTTAACCTATGAACAGAAGATCGAGGAACTTCGGGCATTAGACGAGGAACTAGCATCCACTCCTGAATCATTCGGTGAATATGTTGAAAGACGAAAGTTTGAGGATAGTCGATCATTAGGTGACAAGACATCGGCCTTTACCGATTCATTTCTGACAGGTGCAGGTGCATTGGCATCTGAAGGTTCAAAAGCTATAGGGGAACTATTTTCGGGAAATGTCGGAAAAAGTGAAATCGGTGGAGTCTTTAAAATAGGCATGGCAGATTTTGGTCGATTTGCTGAAACTCTAGGCGGAGCGGCAATGGATAATTTCTACTCTGATGAGGTGGAAATGAAAAGAGAGTACGAGAGGTATAAGGATAACTTTCTTTATAATCAAAATGTACGCACAGCTATGCTCAATACTTACGATGAAGAGGGAAGGGACTTTATTAGCTTTGGTGCAAACTTTGTCGATCCCACCTTACTTATACCTGGTGCAGGTTTACTTACAAAAGGAGCATCTCTTGGGGCTAAGGCAGTTGCAACAGGAGCAAAGGCGGGAGCATTCGCCGCTCGTTCACCTAGGCTTGTGCAGTTATCCAAAGCAATGGCAAAGACAAGCCGAGGTGCGCAGAAAGTGGCCAAGGGATTAGACAAGGTATCAGATGTAGCATCGATACCAGCTAAACTTGCCGCATCGGGAACAAGAAAAGCGATCAAAGGATCAGCCCTTGTTGGCGCAAAGGTTGCCGGTGGAGTGGGCAGAACAGGAGAAGCAGTTTCAAAAGTTGCCGCACTCCCGAGAAATTTAGCCACTAAACTTATACCTAAACTTGACCCGAAGACTGCCGGTGCTGTAGCGGCAACTGCACAGATCGGAGCCGCAACTCAAGGTATGCTCCCAGGACTCGGTATATTAACATCTGCCGAGATATTAGGATTTTTAGCCAATAAGGCGGGTAGGGGGGTAGAAAGAACTTTATCCGCCCTTTCATCCACAGGTGGGCAGAAAAGATTCCTGCAACGATTAGCAACTTCAGCCGACTCTCCAAGACTTCGTAGGCTCGCCCTTATGGCTCATGCTGGCGGTGCTACCAAGCTAACCGATCTAGCATTCAATTCACTCGTTAATGGTGCATCCGTAGGAGTATTAAACGGGGCATTAGCATACGCATCGGGAGAAGGTGCAGAAGGCGTTGGCGCGGCAGTTGGTTCGGGTACGCTGATGGGAGGCTCACTACCATTCGGCCAACCTGGTATGAAGGGTGGAAAGAGTCAGGCGGCTCGGGATCAATCGAGTATAAACTTTCTTAATGCTAAGTTGGCAGATGATCAGATTAAACAATTTAAAAATCTATCCCCTGAAGCACGATTGGCATTTGCCACAGTCGAGGAGGCTGGGATTCGTGCGCCTAAATTAGCATTCTTAGATAAACAGACTTATTTAGACTTCCTTCGTCAAGACGATCCAAACCTCCGCCAAGCACCTAATGCTCATTACGATATGGGCGATAATACTATTTATGTTAATCAAGATGGGAATGCTGGCAGAAGTTCAAAAGAGGCAATGGATATTCTAACCCATGAACTCGGCCACCATTTTATTACTCAAGGCATAAAGGATGATCCATTCTTTGCCCGAAAGATATTAGAGCAGTACGAGGCAAAGCCAGGAGAGGAATCATTCGAGTTTGCATTTACAACCGATTCAGCCGGTTCACCGATTGATTCAATTCAATTAAATGCTGATGCCAAAAAGATTTCAGACGGATACGACTCCATCCAAAGCGGTGACCAATCAATCAGCGTAGGAATGGATGCCAATAAACTCGCCCAGGAGATTGGAGCCGAGCAGTTCGCCATGATGATGGTCGATAATCCCAATATCTTTAACACTATCGAACCATCTCTCAGGCAGAAACTTTTGGATGGATCTCGCAAAGTGCTTACCATGTTTGGTGCTGTGGATGGCAATACGGGTAACCCGTTGGACATCTCAATATCTCCTATCCTTAAACGCAATAAACAGGTCCGTAACTTATATAAAAATTATATAAAGCAGAGAGAAAAGTCGATTGCGGACAAGGTTGACCTTGCAGAAAAAGGTGTGTCGATCAAGGTGCGCAAAGGCGAATCGGCTGACCAGGCGGTGGAAAGAATGTTTGGCGCTCAAGGGATATCCTTAAAAGATTCGGGAGCATTTCGGATAAATAATAAGAAGGTAAAAGAAAAATTATCTCAAATATTAAACAGATTAGATGAGCAACCTGAAGGCCCAATGTCCTCAGAGAGAAATCCAAGAAGCGGAAAACCTCAATCAATTGTCGGGAAAGAACTATCTCCCGAGCTAAAAAATGTTTTCACCCGAAACGATCCAAGGGGAACTATTAATGTTTTAATTAATGACATTACTGAATCTATAAAGAATCGCATCCAACTAAACTTTTTATACCGCTCGGGTAAACCCAGTAAGTATTCCGATAATGAGCTAAAGGGTAGGGTAGTATCTCCAGTTAGATTTAAAGTCACAGGATTATCAAAAGGCTCTCGTTCAGCCGCATCTTTAAAGATGGATGCAATCGATGAAGCATACCTTCGTAATAATGTTGAGGTATTGGTAAAAGAAGGATTTGCCAAAGACCCAAACAAGTTAATCGAGCAAGCCCGAGAAGTTGCAAGACAGGCAATGGATGATCCCGAGGGCAGAATTAACCCCGAAGGTAACTTCGAGAATGAATTAATAACAGCAGTATTTGGGATGGAACAATCTGCACCACAGATTCGTAATGCTAGGTTACGCCAACTCTTAGAGGATAAGAAACTCCAACACGCATATCGATCCTACGATGTCGATGCGTTGGCGGGTATTGCCCCAACCGGTAAAAGCGGGATCGCCTTTGATTACTTCAATATCAAAAACAATTACTCGCCCTTCGATGACAAACTCTTCATGCCGACCGAAATCCAAGAAGGTTCACCTGGCAGTTTCTTTAGGCCAAAATCTTCAAGGGATAAATCGGCAAAACTTAGAACCTTTAAAAGCCCAGTCCAATTAAAAGACGGATCTCGGCTTTCAGGGGTAGCAGATAATCCCGAGCAGAATCCATTCTATGGTTTCGATAAGAATGGGCAGGAGTTTAGTCAAAGACGGGAGTATGTAAATCCACAGGATATTACTAAGTCTAGGGACTCAGATCGCACAGCTAATCAGATTCGTAACGAATTGGAAAGTGGGCAGAAGCTCTTCATGCCAGCCTCCGAAGCGGGTGCGGGGAAGGGGAAGGTGGCCGAGAAAGTTTCAAAAGAAAAATATCCGACTCTGAGTCCCAAAGAAATATGTGAAGGTCATTGCTTTGAATGGTCGCAAGAATTTGCACAGCGTGTGGGCGGAGTGGTAAAAGATGTAGATTTGTGGGATTTAAGAGGGCAAAAGAATTTACCTTATCATGTGTGGACCGAAGTAGATGGAAAAGTATTTGATGCTGAAACTCCCAATGGAGTAAAAAGTTGGAAAGATTTACCTTATTTTAAAAGGCACAAAAATAAAAAAGCTATAAGGCAATTAGAAGAAAGAGAGTTTCCTACAAAACTTTTTATGCCCGCTGAACAAGCTGGAGCATCAAAACCAAATATATCCGAGGCCGCAAAGCTATGGAATGAGAAGGGTACGGATTCGCCATACTTTAAGAAGTTCAGCGGAGGTGCTAAAGTTGTAAAGATTGGCGAGCAACATGATTTTGTATCAGGCGAACCAGTGGTGGTCGAAGGTGTACATGGATCGACTCATACCTTTAAGGAGTTCGACCCATCAAAAGCAAACCCTGAAAACGACTTAGGTAAGGCGGTTTATATTTCAAATACACCCGATGATGTAGGAGTAAATTACGCTGGAAAGGGTCCCGACTTGACAAGCAGAATTGAAAGATACGCTGAAACTTACATAGGGATGATTGAGGATGAACTTAGTTCTTATGGTTTGTCGGATGATGCTACTCAACAGCAAATAGAGGCTAAAGGCTATGAGTTAGCTCGTAATGAGTTGGTAGGTTCGGGAGATCAAACTTACAAAGTATTTGCAAAGTTTAAAAACCCAGTAGTTGCCGGAGAGAAGTTTAGGAGTATTGACGATTTTAGAAATAAAGGTGGAAAGAAAGAAACGAACTTTGAAATGATGTTTGATGAAGATGCTGGCACAGAGTCAGGAACTTTAGTCGATTTATTAGAGCAAGTTGACGAAGTCGCTTATGACTTTGAGTTTGTAGATGTCGATAAAGTAAAATCCGACATTATGGAAGCCGCAGACTATGATAGTATAGGAGCGCAAGAACTCATCAAGACGATGAAGGAAAGCGACGGGCTAATGGATACTATGGATGCGGATGGCGAACTAGCAAATGGTGAGTTCGTAAGGCAAGTATTTGAAGGCATGGGATTTGATGGGATAATCGATTTATCTGTAAACGAAAAATTCGGATCTCAACGAAAAATGGGTCAATCGATGGAAGGAATGAATCCTGATACGATCCACTACCTGGCTTTCAAACCCGAACAAATCAAATCGGCCACCGGCAATCGGGGAACCTTCGATGCGGGGGAGAGGAATATTCTTTTTATGCCGGCTAGTGAGGCCAAGAACCCCAAGTCAGGCGATATGCTCACCCTTGACGATAGCTCGCTCAAACTTTTCCTACCTTCACCAAGCAACCCGAATGCATCGCTGAGTGAGTTTAAGGGTAAGAATGTACAAGTACTTACAGCGGATCTTTCAGTCGTTGGAGATAAGAAAGCAGATGGAGCTATGATTTCATTTACTGGCGGACCAGGTTACTTATCTGTCAATGATGCATGGGGCTTTACTAACGAGGCTGGAGCAAAAGCATTTAAGACTAGATGGGAAAGGGATGGTAAACCATTGATAGGTATTACTTCGATGAAACAGGAGAACCATCGAGCATCAACCCTGACTAGAGAGTATTATGTCCGAAAGTTCATGGAAGCGATTAATGGTGGAAAGATTTCTGAGAACACAGTTAACAGGCATATCAAAACAGCACTTAAACGAGCTATTGATGGAAAGAATGGTCTGACAAATAAACAGAAGGATGCTCTCAAAACTGTTAAAACGATTGAAGACTTTTTAAAGGTGTTCCCCGATAAGGAACTTATCCCGTGGAAAGCTACTCCTATGATTTACGGCAAACTTGATGCCAAGACTTTACCGATCAAACAAGATCGTTTAAAAAAACTAGGATTAGATACCGATACAATTTTAAGAGAAACTCGCCAACCCGAGTACAATGATATTAAGAAAGGATCGCTTTTAGCTATAGCCGAGTACGATGGTAGTGGTGCAACATATCGTCCTGACCTTAATTCTGCTTACCCTTGGTCAATACCATTGAATGAAAAAGCATTCCTAAAAGACTTTGCAGATATTCAGGACTTATCTTCTAGGGCTGACTTACGAGGGTCGGATGGAGAAGCTAATATGGCCGTAGCTATGGGTGCTGGTGTAATGTTGGATAAGCTAGGACGAGGGGATGTTAATTTTATGCCTAGTGGGCAACCAACTCGCCAACCCGCCAATCGCATCCAACAGCAAGCACCCTCGATGCCTGGTAATCGGTTCATGGCTCCAGCAGTAAGTGCAGGTGCTAAATCAGCCGAGCGTTTCCGCTAATAAGGCTTATTCGCATACCCATTTTAACGCACAACCCCTTGCGTTAAAAACCCTAGTAAACCCTAGATAATACTAGTTTTCCCTTGTGTAGACATAGATTTTTGGGGTATATTTTACGCAATCAGTAGTGCGTATGAAAAGTAGGAAAAAATGGGTAAATGATCTAGCTTGTACTTTTAGCTATAATGGCAGAACCAAGCGATGTTTCGCTAAGGATATGAACCGAATGAAGCTCCGATTGCCTGATGCGGTTTATCGAGCATTCTATTTACAGACCACGATGATCATGGACGATCTTTCGCAAATCAGTAATAATGAATGGTATGGAGTTCTTAATACTTTGTGCGGCAAGCGAATCCAATACCGCATTATCGACCGCAAGGACAGGATCAAGGAAGCCGCTAGACTGCTTGGGCAGATTGGCGGACAGGCTGGTAGAGGTAAGAAAAAAGTCCGAGGTGACTCGAATTATTACCAGTTATTAAGATTAAAAGGACTAGAGAAACGAAGAAAAAAACACGCAAAACAATAATAATAAAAGAGTATATGAATGCTTTAATAGGTTTTTCGTCCAAAACTATTGACAAGATTGTTTTTATGTGGATTATGCACATTACGAACCTTGGATGGGTTCAGCAGTTCTTTTCACATTTAGACATTAATTCTCGGCGGGAACCAAAAAGTGGTTCGCACAATATACAGTATGTCAGATTTTATTACATAAATTCTGAGTAAGTTTAGTTTTTGTTTCCGCCGAGTGAAATTATTCACATCGGCACATGACCTCAAAAACACTACTAAAACAATACCACCCCATATTCCTTACCCGCTCTGAGGTAAAGGAAATTTTCGATCTTTCTGAACACCAGCTATTCGCTTGGCGTAGAAAGTATAAGTGGCGTAAAGCTGGCCATAAGTTTCTTCGAGCAGATATCGAAGCGACCCTCGCTGAATTTTTACAGGAGGATGTGGTATGAAGCTAACCATTGGAATCGATCCAGGTAAATCAGGCGGTTACGCAATCGCTTGGGGAAGCTTAGACAGTATACATCTCCACACCCTCGGGGAAGACTTTGAATTTGTAGAACATATTCAGGACTTAAAAGACCACCCGGATGTAACATCGATTGAAGCAGTAGTCGAATTGGTCCCGCCGTTTGCGGGTAAGATGATACCTTCTAGTAGCTCGTTCAAATTAGGCAAATCATGCGGATTCCTTGAAGGAGTT